TCTTACAAAGTTAATGTAGGCTAGAGCACCGTCAAACACAGCAAATGGCATAGATACTTCGGTAGTGTTTAATGTTTTCATACTTCTACAAACATAAGACCTTCGGAAATAAAGGTCTGCAGTAGCACCGTAGTCATAGTTCAGAGTTATCTTTCCATAGTTGTTATTTGCAGATTCAAATCTGTTATCCACACCACTGGATGCATAAGAGAGCACAAAAATGATAAATTTCAAATCATCACTGTCTGTTGATTGGTTCAGTAACGAAACAAATCCAGCAGTGTTAATTGACGTTGTAACTCCGGCCACGGATTCATAACCCAAAGTATTTAAGTATGGTTCCTCCAGAACTTTTGACATACATGAGTTTTGAGTAGCACCACTTGTTCTTGTGTCTGTCGAAAGATTTGCGTTGTTACCTTGAGTGGTCGTTGTAGTTGTCCCTCTTGAAATATCTCTTGATTGTTTGTTTGCTGACAATAGTTTGGTTACAAGATTTTTATTAATTGCCTGCAGGTAACCCTCCAATAACGGAAGTGTAAAAACACTCTGTCTTATTCCGTTAAATTTAGTTTGAAACGTTCCAGGCGCTATTGTATGACTAACTTCAGTAATCATATACGAGCCATTAAATAATGGAACATGTCTTAGGTTGAAATACATCGTTGGTTGAATCAATGCATTACCAAATGAAATTACCTCACACTGGTAACTCATATTTTTGTAAATGTTATACAATGAAACATTCTGTGTTGCAGTGGTTCTTCCAGCCGCACTTGCAGCCATCAAATTAATTTGTTGAACGGATTCCGAAGTTGCTTTACCACCGTCTTGACTAATACTGAAGGAATAAAAAACATTTTGATTTCTAGTTCCAATATCTACGTTGAAACCAACTACTCGGTTCGAAATAGACCAATCTTGTTTATCTCTTTGGTCTTCAATCAAAGGATTTAGTTCTGCCTCTCTTAAATCGAAAGCATCACTTCTGAAAAGATAATTCTTAGTTTCTCCTCTCAAATCAACATAAGTTGATGGTCTTTCCGTATAAAAACAAACTAATTTTGGCCCTGAGTTTCTATAATCAACACTTAAGAACGTTCCCCACATGTTGTTCGCAAAGTCCCTTCCTGGTTCAATGTTTGGTTGTGCATTAGCGCTTACGGTTTGAACATTATAGAAGTTCACGTAGGCTGGCATTGGCATAACGGAGAAGTGGTTTTCTGTGAGTATACCACTAATAAACAGAAACACACTCATGTTGTAGTTCAAATTTTCAGGGTTAACCAATTTTTGTAGGTTGAAAATATCCAAAATAATCTTATCTCCTATGTTTCTGGATGCTCTATCCAAAAACAAGATATCCTCAAACAAAGTTTGATTCGTAAAATCAGAACCAGCAATCCACTTATCATTCAAAGCTTTGAACATTTCATAAAGTTCAACTTTGCTTTGCTTTGAATCAAACTTACTTTGAATTGTTCTCTCAGGTAACTCGGTAATGTTTGGTAATTCTTTTCGAATAATTGTTAGAGTATTATCCAAAGCAGTATTCTGCAAATCAGTTGTTACCCCTAAATAATTTTGTATAGATGTTGCAAACGTATCACTTGTAATTGTAGGGTCATCAAGTTTTTGAGTTGCGTACATTTTTATTATCGGAGCTAATAATTCAACATTTTGCTGAGTGAATGCAATATTGTTATCAACGAAAAAATCTGTGATATATGACCCCCCATTTCCATAAGTGAGCTCTGGAATTGTCGAGAAGCCAACATTTAGCTGCAAAGCTTCCCAAGCAGCCGGATTGGCAATTTGTGATTGAACAAGTGTGGTCGTCCCTCCGGGTGTTGGTAAAGAATTTGCTACGTATGCTTCGAAAGGAATGGGGTCAATAACATTACCGGTTCCTAGGATATAACTCAAATATGAATCAGTTTCTCTTCTTTTATATTGAGTTGGGTTACCCAATCTAAAGGCCACATCATAATCCATTAGGTTTTGTATCTCACTAATAGACTTGGAGAACTGGGTGTCAATAACTTGTTTGAACAAGTCTTCTTGCGTTGCAAAGGATGAAGGTAACGGTACGCTCATAAGCTCCCGAAATAGAAGCTGGAAGTTTCTGTAGTTTTGGTTGTTGGTTGTACTCTGAGAGTTTACACCTCTTGTTGTGGCTCTTGAATCGTCAATTATAAAGTCTCCGTCACCGACCTCTGGGTCAAAGTTTAATACTGATTGTGAAAACTTTAGAAATTCTCTCTCAAACAAATCCAACACTTGCTTTTCATATACGGACAAAAGGTCGTCAATTTTTGAATAATTGTCCGTAACGGCTAAGGATGTTGTTGGTAATATAAGTTTAAATGGCGCTACATCTCCTTGTCTTGGGATGAGGTTCATATAAGCATCATAATCTGGTCTTTGGATATCTGTTGTATCCAAATAACCATAGTTTGGCATTTTCAAGAAGGTTCTCACAGAACCGTTAAACAAAGCTGGATTATTAAATAGTTCCCCTGTTAGAGTTCCCGCGCTATTAAATAGGGCTCCTCTCACTTCGTTCTCTGTCGTTCCAAACGACGGGAGAACATAGTAGTTGGTCTGAGGAGTGGCTGGTGGTGTATTACAGACAAGTTGATTAGGGTCTGATGGTTGGACAGTATCTGGTACTAAACAGCTGTAAGTGTTTATATTTATAATTCTTTCTAGACCTGTTGTGTCTACTGTTGAGACAAATATGTTTGACTGGCTGAGGTTTTGTACTTTAAATCCTTGTGCAATTGATTGATTGATTTCACTATCTGTGTAGTTAGTCCAAAGGTCAGTGCCATTTAAAAAGTAATTAAAATCATTAATGGTCTTTGGATAAAACCCAACTTGCATTTCATCATACAAGCTTGTTATTGACAACTCTTGTTCTTGAAGAGTTATTGTTCCAACACCGTTTAGGGTATAACTAGCTCCAGTGTTACCATTGATTGGGTCATAATTGTTGATGTAATCAAAGTTAGTCCAAATTGGTGATAACATGTCCTGACCTGTTGACACAAACTCTTTGTATCTGTGCCAGATTGAACCATACTTCAATATCCAAACATATGGTAGTCTATGAACTGCACCAAATTTTTTCATACTGGCAAAGATGTAGTCCAGAGGATTGGCTGAGTTAAGCGTTTTGTACCTCTCCTTAAGAGTTGCTAATGGTAAGGAGTTTAAGAAGAGGTATGCCGCTTGTTTGTATGGGGCATTAACGGTGTTCTTTTGGTTTTCTACTCCGTACTGAATTGCGTTTACAAAGTAAGGAGTATTGAGCATTGATGTTGTGCTATTCAAAACATTCGGCGAACCTCTCTCCACAAAGCCCTCCGTTGGTAAAAGTTCTGACGCACTTCTTCCCAAATAAAAATCTTCAATCTCTCCAGCGGGATTAGGTGTTGTAACCTCAAGATAAGAAAAAGTCGTAACGGGTCTAATTTCAGTCTTATTGTTTAGGTCCGTAAAGTTTGTAATTAAGTTTTTAGGTTGATATACTTTGTATGTTCTTGTGGTATTGAAAACTCTGTTTGAGTCACCCGTGAATTGAAAATTGTTAAGATATGTTGCATTCCATAATTCATCAGTAAATGGATATGTGTCAGTTACCTTTGGGATGTTTGTATTCGTGGTCTCCAACAATTGATTCAAATATTGAAGTTGCGGGAGCGAGACATTCTGAGTTTGCACCGAAGTTGACAATGACTCCATGGACAATATTGAGGAGCTATTCGCAATCTCATCTCTGAGGTAAGGGGTAACGTAATAATCCCTTACAAGGTTGTTCCAATCTCTTCCAGTTCCATCATTTGAAATTCCTTGCAAAAAGGTAAGATAATTGTTGGCGGTAAATGGAAAGTTTTTTAACTTTAAAATCAAATATGGAGCGCTTACGCCTAAGCTGGTTGTAATATTATTTGACTCAACATTGGCAATAAGTTCAGTTATCCCCGTTTCAAGGGGGGAATTTACGGCTCTTGCAAACCCTGAATAACGTGAATAAATTAAACTTCTTTCATAAATTTCGTAAAAATATCTAACTTCTTCCTTGTTAAGGTATGCAAAATTTACATAAGGGAATTCAATGGCATTGATGTTCAATACAGAAGTTACTTGCCCGGAGTTTTCCTGTGGAGGTTGAATAACTGGTGGTTGGAATTTTTGAGCAACACCTTTTAGATATTCTTCAACAAACTCTACCTCCGGCCACTTATCATACAAATAGCCTTTGGTTAAATTTACAATAGCTGGGTCACCAGGATAAGCAAGTTCATACCTGTTTTTTCCTGGTGTAAAATTATTAGTAGTGCTGGTTGCTTGGGTAATATTATTTTCAACAAAAATCTGAGGCCACGGATATACCGGTTCCTCTGAGTTTCTAGCGGCATCAGAAGCATTAGCTGCATAACCAACATTTCTAATGTTATCGGAACTTGGAATTGTAGTTGAATTATTAAATACAGCGTTGCGTCTTACTGGGTCGGTTCTTACTTCCCATGCTTTAGTATGTACCTCATCCATCAAACGAATAAAAGCCTCGGTGGAGGCAAATAATACGGCCATTACATTTCTTACGGTTGGAACAAATCCTAATCCATTTGTTGAAGCTATCAACTCCGCAAGTTTAACACTAATTTCACTTTCTATTACGGACACCTTTTTATCTAAATCAGCTTGCATTACTCGTATAAGAGTATCAAAACGTCCCGGGCCTTCGAAAACAAAGAAAGGTTTCTTTACTTCTTTCAAGCCCTCTGGAGTAATTTCAACCGTGATATTAAATTGTTGCTTCAAAACCTGATTTACAAAATCAGTAGTTTGACCCGATGTGGGATTCAAAATACCAAATTGTTGTCTAAGAGTTGTTGGGAAATCAACTTGGCTAGGGTCAAGTGTTGTAACTATCGAATTTACCGAAATTGAATTATCTATTTTATAATTTTTTTCGCCTCTTACCTCACCGAATGTTCTATTTTCATTTAAACGAGTATTGTAAGAAGTTATTTCTGCCCTTAACTCTGTTAAAGCTTGCTCTCTTTGTTGGGGGTCTAACTCTGTCTTAAAAGCATAAACTATTCCACCATCTCTTAAAACATAAGGATTTGGGTTAACATACCTCAAATACCAGGAAGCTTGCTGACCTCTAATTTTATTATAATAATCTGTAAGATACTTTGCATACGTAGTGGCATCTGTCAAAGGTTGCATGTCGGCCTTTCCCTTGAAAGCATTCAATATATCTTGTTCCAAATGCTGCATTTTGTAGGACATTTCTGCAACAGTAAGTTCAGGAAAATCAAGAGGTATTAAACCCTTTTGTTTGTATATTGCATACATTTCTTTGATTTTCTGATACCCTCTTTCAGATACCGTTTCAATGCTTGTATCTGTGTTAGATATTGTAGAGTCTCCAATTAAATTTCCCTCTTGAAGAGTTTGATTTATTATTGTTGGGTCCTGCAGGGATACCTCGTTTCTAGAAATATTGAAGGTCTTGCTGTACATGTGAGGTGTAGCAATCAAGTGGCCTAATGAAATTTCATTTAATATGTTATACTTGTACCCATAAAACTGGCAAGTAACTTGGTAGTTTCCGCTAAAAGTGTTAAATCTCGCAGTAAACTTATGAAGATTTAATTGATATCTTATAGCCTGACCATACCAACCTTTAATAGTTAGGTAAAATGGGGGATATGGTAAATTGAAAAAAGCAGCATAAGGGGATTGGTCACCCGACTCAAATAAGGCTTTGCCCTGTACATCCTCTAGTTCAATTTTAACCTCTGGAATAAAAGACATTGAAGTTGTAATCTGAATACTTGTAATTCCCAATAGTCCTGGGTCAATAACCCTACCACGGTCATCAGTTGCAGTAAATTGCTTGTAGAATTTGGTACCATTTTGGTCATTACTAACAACGGATTCAAATCTTTGGAGTCTGGCTTTTCCTTGATTTGAATTTAACCCAGTCAAATCATCATAATATCCAGTGCCAAGAAATTCATCATCATTTGGCTTAAGGAAATTCAACGAAGCAATAGATATTGTTCTTAGATTGTCTTGGGGACTTCCTCCAATAGCTAATTTTGTTCTCGGAAGAACAAATGCTTCCAAGTTTGCATACATAACCAAATTTTCGTGGTCAACAACTCTATCCTCAATCAAAGCTTTTCCTCCCGGACCAATCCGCGTGGTTTTGTTTGGGTCTACTAAAATAATGTTGTTGTAGTCAGCTTCAACATAAATGTTTCCCGAGTTGTCACCAAATACACTATCTGCCATAATAATAGAAGTAGTTTTCTACCGCAAGTTTATAATCCTGTAATGAAGTTACTAAAGGATAAGGAATATTCAAGACCGCCCCGTCAAAGATATTATTTTCCAAACCACCAAACTGTGGATTTGCTTGGAGTATAAGCCATGAAAAAAAAGGGGTTCCATAGTATTCTTGCGAAACGGTGTCTAACCTACTTCTCCCGACTTTGTAAACAAAAATTCGGTCCGATGGTTTTGCTGGCAAAGTAACAAACGGAACAACACTTGCTTGTCCGTTATTTTCAAAAGGGGTGTATCTATTATAATAATTAAAAGCCATGTTATAGAAGTTGCGCTTTACCAATTATCACATTCCCTAACGTTGTGGTCCAGGAAGTAACATCTGTGTCGACATTATTTTTATTACCCAAATTTTTAACTAACTCTACTTGTTCAGACGGTGGTTGAAGCAGGGTTTCATATGTAAATAATCTCTCTTTATTCAAATTGAATGGCGTAAAGTTCAAAAAGTTTCGAAGCACATTTGTTTGAAAATCGGTAAGGAATGCATCAGTTGCTGCATTTTCAGAAAAGTATGCTGGTCTAGCGACACCTTTCCAATAATTATCAAAGGTTGCCTCAACTTGTTGGAATGTAACATTCGCTAAAGCAGATGCGTTATCCCTGAGATTTCCTATTATAGCGTTTTTAAAAGTGTTATACCTGTTTTCATCGAGAATCTGTTGGGATAATATAAAATATTGTCTGCGATTAGATTCTGAATTCCAAAAAGTATCTTTTGTGAAAGGCTCAAAAACTTGGTCTTTTACTAATTTTTCATCCCCTAAACTAGTTGCAAAATAACCAGAGTAAGCGCTACCGCTAATGTTTGCTGTATAACCAGATTCAATTGCGTTTTCAAATGAAGTCAATGCAGACACTATAATTCCTAAATCAGAATTTAATTCATCTAAGGTATTACTTACACCAACAGATGATGGTGATACTGCGGTAGTTCCTGATATATCAATTACAACGACATTACCGTCGGTTCTTTGATATCCATCAGTTCCTAGAGTTGGAATACTATCAAAATACAATAAAACATTTGCTCTTGATAACGATTGAATGTACGATGTTTGCACATCAACTATGTTTTGTAAGATTGATGTTGCACCATTTTGAAAAGTCCCTCTAAAGTTATTTACATAATCTTTATAGTTGTTTTTAATAACTCTAATTGTTTTGTTTGAAAAGAAACCCACCTCTTCATTCAAATATGTTATGTAACCCTCAACATCATCATTAATATCTTTAATGAATGCTGAAAAAACATCATTTACGTCTTTTTCAAATGTTGATGGTTTACCAAATAAAGGAACATCACCACCCCCACTAGCAACTAACATTTCCCCATCACGATACCTTCTATTGAAACTGAATTGCTGCCTTACAGCGTTATTATATTGCAAATTCAAGTCTCTGAATTTATTGTTAATAGTGGTAAAATAATTTTGAGTTTCTCCAACAAGGTTAGACATATAATCTTTATACTGAATTGTACCAATATCACCATTTGGTGTGGTAGTGGTTGTAACAACTCTACCAATAAATTCTAAATTACTTTTTGGTTGAGTGTTGGTGGCTTGATTAATAGTTGGGGGTGGGGTTTTTAAATTAAGTTGTTGTATAAACTCTTGGTCAAAAACTTTATAACTATCATCCGTAGCGTCAGCCCTGTCGTCGTAGATTTCTGTATTGGCGTAGTAATTAAATGACAAAGCATTTTGAAGTTTGTCAACAGACTCCTTTAGACCTTGTCCACCCACAAATTGAAAAGATAAAGTTACGTTAGCAATCATGGGTTGCACTCCAATTCCTTCTGGATTTAAATCCAAATCTTCGTAAGTAATATTTAAATTTTCTGGTATAATCTTAGAGTGGAAAAAGTCTCCTACTCTTAAAATTAACACAGGTGGCGAACCGAATGAAGTATTTACGGCATTGTTGTACTGGAGAGTGGTTCCCCCTTGGTTATCAACTTTAACCGTTGGAATGGTGTCACCTGGTCTCATACATTGCTGTAGGAACGTAAGTCTAGCGTTCAAACCCTCCGGTGTTATTGAGTGAAAAGCTGGGTGGAAAAATTTTAATTTTTCTCTCAAGCTATCGTACACCATTGGTGTGTCCTGTTTAATTACTTCAAAGTAATCACATTCGGACAACAAACTACGAAGCACTCTTTTTGTGATATTGTCTCTAAACACAGTTTCTTCAACAACTTCAGTAACTGGCTGCTTGGGTCTTCTTTGTTCAATAATTTGTTCGTCAAAGAATGGAATTTCCTCCGGCACATCAACATCTGTTGGTGAAGGTGCTTCAACATAATTTATTGATACAATACTTGTTCTTCTACAAGCCATTGTGTTGATAGTGTAAATTTGAGCGTCACTTGACAAAGAATCTGTTGCTGCTGTGGATAAACAATTAAATCCACCAGCAGGGCCAGGAAAATTTCTACCATTCAAACCAATTGGTTGAACAACGGCGTTTTCCCCGGAAGTTGTTCCACTATTGACGGTTAATTTTCCTTCACTTATGTAGGTGCCCAAATTTCCAATTGAAGCAATGTACTCAGTAGCAGAGAGCATTCTTCTTTGAGACAGACGAACATTATAGTCTGGTGTTTGAGGACTAGATGCACTACTCTGCAAATTTATACTACAAGTATCCTTTGGATTGTTTGTCAAATCTCTATCGAGCTGTATTAACATTTGTTCAATAGAACTTTTATTACCCTCTACAACTTGTGTGAAAAACTCTCCAACTTGAACGGCTTGACCTAAAGGAGTTGCTCTGGTTTGGTACAATTGTTTGTTTGTACTACTTGTATAAGTTTGATAGTAAACATCATAATTCTGAACATCTTGACCTAGATTCTCAGGCTTAGGAATATCGTTATCAAAATAAAGGGCGTAATTTGACAATTTTGAATAATCAAATCCAGAGAACTGTCTTTTTTGACTTGTTGCTGGCTGATATCCATTTCCATCTGAACCTCCTGCTGTTGTTCCAAAACCCCCAGTTTGTACAGACCTTACATAATATTCAACATCTTCTCCTGGAACATTCTTAGTTTGAAGTCTTTGTTGGATTTCAAAAATATCATTTGGATTCACCGTATAATATTTTCTGGCCAATTCGTACAAATCGTATTTTCTACACCCAGCAAAAAATGAATCCAATATTTGGTCAGCTCTTTGTCTAATATTTGTGTCGTTTAAAACTCTGTTTACTAACATGTTTAAAACCGATGGATGGTCTACCACGATTTTCCAAGTTAGAGAACCCGAGCGTGAACTATTTGAATATGTAAAAACAGGTTCTGGTCTTCCAATAAAATCTGTTTGTTTAAAACTTGCCCTTGTACTTTCGTTGAAAGTTAACCCGTAGGGTGGAAACCACATAACTCTACCACCATTTGGACCTCTTTCACATATAGGCAAATCAGCAACTGTATAGCCAGGCCTATTCGAAGTTCTCCAAGCAAGGTTTTCAAGAGAAAACATATATTTTTTTGCGTAACCATTAGGACCTCCAATTAAGTTTGTTGAGTCTTGACCCCCTTCTCTTTTGTTTGGGGCAATGTTTAGATTGTATGTTTTGTCAAAAATAGAATACGAAAATCTTCTACCTTCTGTTGTAATACCATCAACCTTTTGTAGGTCGTTATATTGAAGATACGGAGTATCTTTTTGAAATATTCTACAATATTCAACACCTACTTCAGCCCCAATTGCGCCAACATATCTTCTTACTCTTGAACCCTTGGTAATTTCTGTATACCCATCGTTGAACACTTTTGAAACCTGGTCTATTGCATTTCCCACGTGTTGCAGTCTTCTCCCCCCTCTTGGTTGTGAATCAATAATTCTTTGAGTATCGTCCATGATGGACCCTTGTCTAAACTCAAACTCTGTTGATTCCGTTGGCTGATACGCTGAAGGTCTAAAGTCTGGGTCCTCCGCTATTGGGTCTCCACCGAGTCCAACAAATTTTCCAGCATTACCCTTATATTTTGGTGACACCCACGTAAAACCTCCGACAATATCACCACCACTACTATATGTTGGCCCATTAGCTCCAAGATTAAGAGCTTGACCTGGTCCTTCGTAGAGTTGTGCAAGTTCCTGTGGTCCATATACCGGTGCTTGAATTTCTCTTCCAAACTGGTCTACTGGAACATCACCAGAGGGTGAGAATACTTGGGAAGGTTCACTTTTAACACTACCAATATAGTATTCACCGTTGTTTGTATTTCTTCCCCGAAGTGCCCCTGCTACCCTATCGAAAATGGGTCTGTCGTAACCTGGCTTGTACAGGTTGTAATCTAAGTTTTTAAATAACTGCGACCTTTGACCCCCACCAGTATTTTCTAAAAGTAATATTGACCCTCTTAAATTTGATTGCGAATTTAATCTGGCAAAAAATCTTCCAAGACCTGCTGCAGCATTTGCACCCAGAAAAGCTGAGGCAAGTTGTTGACCTGTCGTTGGTATTCCACTATTGATTTGTGGGTCAAAGTAACTTCCTGGTATAACGGAAAATGGAGCATAAGCTCCGGAGATTCTATTTAACAACCCTGCTGCTGCCCCGATGATTGTTGAACCCTCGGTAATTGTAAAGTTTGGTTCTAAAAGTGGTACTCTTCCATTGATAAATGCAAGAATATCTTCCCCCCCGTTTACATTAAGGAAGTTTGCCCGACCACGGGTGTTGTTTCTTATTTGCTGTGCAATATTAAATTCAACCTGTCGTCTCAGAGATGTGGCACTTAGTTTCGCAAGAAAAGAATCACTAGATAATAAACCATTAGAACCCGCAGGGTCCTGACTAAGCATAATGCCAATTAGAGGATATGACGATGGGTTAAAATTTGGGTATGGCTGGGCGTTTGTGGTGCGGCCATTATTTTGTGTTAAAATCTCAATTGAACTGAAAAACTGTGCGGAATCCGTTAATTGGTCTGTGCTGGCATAAGCGTTAAGGGGTTTCCATGCTGGTGCAATACCAGGAAAGCCAACTTGTGCAGCGCTAAATCCTTCGTCAATTATATTGGCATCTTGAAACCCATACTCACCCTCATTTGAGTTGGTATTATTTAGTGCTCCAATAAAAGGGGCTTGTTTGTACCCCCCCTCTGCACCATATTGGTTTAAAGGGTATAGTAAATTAGCAAGAATTGGGGTGTCGATTAACGTGTCATCGGTATCGACTGGTGATAAATCTCGCTGTATAGTTTCGTAGTTAAAGGGGGGGCTTGGAAACTTAGGGGATTTATTGTATGGCACTAAATTTCTTACCACAAGTTTTTTTCTAAAAACTTCGGAGCTAGGAAAATCTAGTGGGCTTGCCATTAATACTTTTATTTATAAATAGAGTTATTTATTTTTTCAGAGGTTGTATTTCAGTATTTACCATACCTTTTACAATTTTGAATATTTGCGTTTGTACTTCTGGATTGTTGAAAATGTTAAACACTTGTTGGTCTGTTAGATTGGATGGTGAATCAACTTTAATATTTATTCCGCCTTTTACTTCGACTTGACCACTTACGGTAGTTTGCCCACTTTCTCTTTGTTGTTTTGTATAGGAATCAAAACTGCTCATTTCTCCCTCTTGGCTGCTGGCAATACCCAGTTTTTTGAATCTATCTCTTCCAGATTCCATGTTCTGGAATGCGGAAATAACATTTTGCATTCTCCCTGCAACATCTAGATTAACTTTTCCCTCCTCGATACTTCTGTTGAGAACATTTTGTAAATCACCAATAGATGCCGTCCCTTTTATTAGGTCTTGAGCTGTTTTTGCCAATTCTCCACCAACACCCTCAAAAGCTTCTCTAAATTCCTTTGTTGTCGGAATTGCTTTTTCTCCATATGCTTCTTTGGCAAAATTATCAAAACCTTCTCTTAGACTTTCGACACCTCTTACTAAACCTGTTTGACCCGCTAGTGCATACCCTAATCTCATGGGTAGTGCTCCAATGTCTCTGGCAATAAGTTGGTCGGTATCTAGCTGCGCTCTCGCAATTTCTTCCATAGTTCCTGGACGAAGTGCTGCTTGTTGTTTGATTTGTTGAAACTGTGCATCGGTCAAGTCTTCTAAGGCTTCTGTTTGTTTTTTACCTTGTTCGTCTTGGAATTCAACATAGAACCTCTTGTCCTCCCCCATTTTGGCCATGTTCGCCACCAACATCTTGTCCTCCTCACTTCCTTGAACATCAAAAGAGATTTGACTTAATCTTCTATCTAAATCTGCAGCAGCAAGCGCAGTTTTGGTCATATTTTCGTAGCTAAGACCAGTTTGCTCCTGTAGTTCTTTCAACAGACGAACTCCCCCCGGATTAATTCTAAAGTTGCCGGTTTTCTCATCGAAGATTGTGAATTGTTTGGCAAGGTCTATAATTGAATCTTGCAGTCCCTCTGGGTCGTTGATTGACTTGTCCATTAAAATGAATGGGTCAACTAAATCACCCGAGGCAACACCCAATCTTTGGAATGCAGCAGCCATTTGTATAGCCCCATCCGGATTCAAAACTTTGTCAGCAAACTCAGCTGTTTGATTCATGTCAAACCTTAGCATTGAAGCCTGAGCTGCCATTTTGGAAAGTCCAAGAACACCCCCTTCAAAGTTAAATCGGTTCATGTACTCCATGCGGAGTGCAACATCACCCATTATTGTTTTTGCATTAAGTCCAATGGATTGAATATAATTTACGGATTCTTCTGTTGCTTCCGCAATATTGGACATTTCAACGCCCGCAATAGCAAAACTTTCTGTAATATCTTTAGCACTAATACCCAAATACTCTGCGGTAGCAAATATTTCAGTGAGGGTTTCTTTTGTTGCAACTACGTTTCTCCTAGAAGCTTCCCCTATACCTGCGATTGTTGCACTAACATCCGATGCTTCACCCCCTAAACGAACAAAATCAGCAACGCTATCAGAAACAGCTGTGGAAAACTCTAAGTACCTAGTTCGAGTTTCACCAAACGAACGATTGATATCACTAATACCATCTTGTATTCTGCCGATGTTACCGAGTAAATCTGCAGATTCTGCTAGAAGTTTTTTAAATAATTCACCTCCTCTTATGTTTTCTTCAGCCATCTACGGTGTTTTTAATATAAATAGAGTTTTTTAATTTTTCTCTTTTTCTTTAACCCATTTATCTAACATATATTTTCTAACAAAGAGAGGCATATTCATAAAATCATTGTAAGAAACGTGAAAAATCTGAGCCAAATAGTAGAATTCATCTATTTGACCTTGTCGGTAATCAGAAGAAAGGGCGAAAAAAGTCAACCCCGAAGCCGATGTTCACAGACAGCTTTTCTCCTGACGGGGTAATTACAACCCTAACCATATCTAATCGGGGTTCGTTTTCATTCATGAATTTTTTTATGTATTTGGAATCTGCCAAAGGCATAGATTCTATGAACTTGTGAATTTCACCTTTGTCCGTTGTGCCTTCGATAGCAACAATTTCTTTTTGAAGTCTCCAAGTTCTAACAGGGGCTATTCTTCCTTGAGGATAAGTTTCGCTCATGTTTGATATTTCAGTTGTTTCACCGAATGAAAGTGGTTTCAACTTAATGTTTTTTTCAGACACCGGTAGCCTAACGCTGAATGTTCCGTCAGCATCTGGTTCCTCACCCTTTTTTATGTTAAGTTCATCCAGCCTTTCTGTGGCTTGAAATCTCTTATTTGTTTTGGGGTCAGTTAAGTTCAACTCAATCGATGGCCCAAATGCTGTGTTTCTCAGAAAAACAAGAATTGCCTCGATATCCCCTTCTAAAAGTTCTTCGGGTTTTAAACCTGGCTCATAAATTTTTGCTCTGAGTAGATTCAAAGTCATATCTTTACCGCCAGCCATGAGTATGTTTTCATCACTTGCAGTCAGATAACCAACCTTAATAGAAGATTTTTTATTTTTATAAAATACTCCTTGGGAAGGAAGTGGTACCACATCATGTGGTAGGGAAAATTGCTGTTGTGAATAATTTAAAGTTTCTTGGTCCATAATAAAAAAAACCGTAGAGTTCGGCTCTACGGTTAAATATACTAGATAAAAAAAGTAAATAAATAATTCTTAGTAAATCAATACACAACGGTCCATTCTCAACGTCGTTGTAATAGTTGCAAGAGCATCTTGAGAATAGTTAAGGGTGTTGAAGTTTACGTCGGTAAGGAATGTTCCGTAAAGAATCCATTTTTCAACTACTACACCCGTTGGGTCAAGCATTTCCAAATCAATATCTTTTTTGTAACCAGCTGCGTATCCCATACGGCCTGTTACTGATTCCGCATGTAAACGCACCCACTCCATTAGAGCTTGGGCTGCCGAAGGACCAATTGGGTCACGGAAAGTTACTGGAATTGTTTGCCAGTTAAATCTTCCCGCAACAAAAGTTGAGGTATTCAAAAACTGAATTTCTGTTGGGTTGATGGTGATGTGAGGTCTAGCCGTAGATTCTACGAACCACTCATTGATACCCAAAGATGATGGAAACCTTAATATAAACCTGTTTTGTCTTTTAGGTTCGTAAGGAATCGGCATTTTCATTAATAAATCCGCCATTGTGTTTTCTTATTTTTACTTTTTATCGTTTATTATAAATATACTCTTGGTGGAAAACTTTTTCTATTTACTTTTTTTTGGTGGAGAGTTAAAATTCCCATATAAGTATTAAGTATTAAGTATTAAGTATTAAGTATTAAGTATTAAGTATTAAGTATTAAGTATTAAGTATTAAGTATTAAGTATTAAGTATTAAGTATTAAGTATTAATTATTATTT